TCGGTGAGGGAGACGGTTGCTGAGCCGGGATCTGGTCCGGTTGCGGTGAGGCTAGAAACAGCAACGACTGGCGAGTTTTTCAAATAGTAGGTGTAAGGAGGTTGAAGGAATGCGAGGACGTTGCCAGTGGTGTCCAACGAATAGTCGTAGAAAAACGACGTGTTCGGAATACCTACGTTGTTGTACTCAACCTTGTGAGTTTCAGTAAATTCTTGGACTTCAACCGGACGGCGAAGAATCGACTCAAGTTCGCTCTGAAGTCCTTCCAGAACATAGGTTGCGGCATGGGATTGCCGGTTGGAGAACTTGATGTCCATGTAACGCTCAAGTTCGGTCTGGGTGACGAGCATTTGACAACCTCGCAGGCGGCGACAGATGATTCCATTCTGATTTTACAGGGTTTGCACCCACCGCAGGTTTACCTACATGTAGTTCTCTAAAACGCTGTCCCAGTTCTGCGCCATTACACGAACATCAAGTTCGCGCTTGACAAGATCTAACTGTTTCTTTGCTTCTTGGTTTCTCACCGAGTAGTTGGTGAGTTCCAAAATGTGCTCGTTCCATTCATCTTGGTTCGATGCTAGGCGCCCGATCCCGTAAACTTCCTTGAGTCTGGCGTACTCCCCAAGGTTCGATGCCACAAACGGAACCCCAGCAGCGGCATACTCAATGGCTTTGATCCACGATTTGGCGTGATTGAACGGAACATCGTTCAAAGGAGCAATGCCGATATCGAACTGGAATGAAAGGCGTGCGTACTGTTGCGGATGGTGCATCGGCGTTTTGGACACCTTCTGTCGATCCAAACCAACTTTGTCCGCAAACCATGCTGTTCCATCAACATGACCCGAGTGATGGACACGAAACTTCTGGTTATCCAACACCCCGTCAAGAATTTCAAGATCACCAGATCGATGGCTTGTTGAACCAACCCACCCGACTACCGGTTTTCTGTTGCGCATGTACCGTCTAGTGAAGTCAGATACCTTGACGCAGTTGTGAACTAGATGAACATTTTCGCAGCCAAAATCTTCCGACATTTTCTGTTGAAGAAACGGTGTTGACGCGACAACGGCATCGCTCTGCTGGATGATGTTTTTGTAGTGGGCGATGTTTTCGTCTTTGTTGTTATCTGGGTGGGTCAGCCTGTACGCATGGTTGTCTTTGTGAAGACCCCAGTACCAGTCGTCAATGTCGTTGATGATGACTTGGCCGAACTTTTTACGATCTTCCATTTTGTCTACGAGATCTTCGAACATGAGTCGTTGTATCACGATGACATCAAGGTTGTAATGGGTTTTGCCGAACCAGTCAAGAACACCGAAGCCCTGCCGTCTATCGTGAACGAGCAGGCCGGTAGTTGACCGATATTTCATGTAGGGGCGGCTTTGCTGGAGGCGAATCCAGTTGGATCCTCCGGGAACCGGTCCTTCGGGAGTTGAAATTGATCTGGACCAGTCAGACGACGCAAAACCGATTGTTGGAATCTTTGGCACCGACAATGCTCCTAATACCGCGACTTGTCAGAAACCTACCACACCCGAAGTGCGGATTGGATGCGATTGGAGGAAGTTATGCCCTGTCAGCGGAAAAGGTCGCGGACTGCGCCTTCCGGGTTGCCCGCTCCACCGATACGTCTGTTCAAGCCACGAAGAGTTGCGGCAAGGGCACGACGCCACCATGCTGGCCGACCGCGCTCGTCCGGCCTCTCTACATCTGGAATGAAACTGGGGGTAGGCATCGGTCCTCCGTAAAGTCAGATAAATCATAGCATTGTGGGTTCATCTGTCGGGGTTCGGTGGGCGCTCAATAACAGCAGAACTTTCAGTTGCGGACGCTGGCGCTTCAACAGGAACCCATGCCCGCGAATACTTGTGCTCTGCGATCTTTCTACTTTTGATCAGTGTCCCATCCATCATGATGTCAACTTCATCGCTGGACATCGCCAACATCTTTTTGATGTCCTTCTCCTTGTACGCGCCGGAGAAAACAATGTCCCTAACAAGGCGTGACATCTTCTTCGCAACCGTGGAACCTTTGCTTCGGTTGAGACGGAGGTGCATCAACTTGGCTTCCGTGTCTGAGCAATCCTTATAGATGACCGGCACCATGCCCTTGTGCGCCTTCTGTACAGATTTCACTGATCCGGCGATCTCCCATCGGATATGACCGTCAATGATCCTGTTCGTGGAGCGCTGAACCACGATCGGCTGTAGCCACCCATAGTCCGCCATAGACCGGGCTAATACCTCCATATCGGGTTTCAATAGATATGTGGCCCGCCACGGGCCGGGAAAAATTTCGGTTCCGTCGATCCATACCATCTCATACATGCTCATATCACCTCGTGTCATCTACGGTATCTAGTGCGTCAAGACTGGCCATTTCATCCGCTTCGGCCATTTGCATCGCGTAAGCCCTTGTCTTGGGGCCGATGGGGTTGACGGATGTGATGTTGAACTCATTCATCAGAATGTTGCGGATCAGCCAGTGAAGAGGATACGAGTTCGGATCCTTCACATGCTTCTTTCTGAACTCCGCAGCAAATGCCATCCCGCGCTTATGTAAACCCGGAGTGAGAATGTTGTCGTCAATACATTCTTTGACGCCACGCCATCCGCGCGATGCGTACTCCTTGATCATTCTCTCAATGTCATACTCCGGCCACCAACGTCTCTGCGCGTCGATCTGCGGGAAACATTCGTACAGCCGGTCGTAGAACTCTGGTTCTGTTGCAACCACATCGCCAATCCTTCTGATCGCCACAGCGTGAAGGGGGATGCCGACCCGCGTGTTTGATCCAGTTATCGCGGCAAGGTCGTAGTACTCGCAGTAGGAGGCGTTGTGCTCCTCGGAAATGAATTTCAGAACATCGTCTGTCGTCCAGTCATAGATCACTTTCGCAAATCTCAACGGAATGGATTTCTTCATCCGGTACGGAACGTTGATGTAGTTCTCGTGGAGTTTCTGAACACAGGACCGATACCTGATCATCGACTCGTTGGCACGAACACCGGTCAGAAACGCTGTGCGCCCCTTCTTCCCCTGCATCGTGTAATAGTCAATGGACTGAGGAATTGTTGTCGATGGGTCCAACCCAAAGTGTTCGGCACGGATCGCCCACTCAGGCATCTCCCGATACAGGCGTCCTTCCGACGCTCTCATTGGCGACCACAGCAAGCAGTACTCCCTGCGACCCAGCACCCAAATCTCTTGACCTTGCGGCAGGCAGTACCACTCCATGTCCACCCAGTCGTAGTTGCGGACCTCTTCAAGATATTTGACGACGGCAGGAGACACCATCTCCTCGTCACGGAAAATGACTTTCACTGGTCCGAGGTTTCGCTCCTCGTGGATCTCTTTCGCCAGATAGAGCACCGCCGTTGAGTCTTTGCCGCCAGAGAACTGAACGCACACTGTGTCGAACGTGTCGTACACATGTCGGATGCGTTCCCGTGCAGCATCCACGCACGAGATGTCTAGAAACATTCGTTGACGTGTCACTGGCCTTCCTTCAACCGTTTGAACCTGTATGGCCTTAGCGCTCTCGGCGGATGTCGAAGCAAAGCGAAATGTACGGCTTCAATCTTCAACATCTTTTCGTAATGAATGTAATCGCCGGTAATAACTGCACCGCCAAGTGCTTTCATGCCGAGTGCCTTGTTGATGTCTGCCAACAGGTAACCTGCATCGCGAATTTCCTTGACAAGTTTCTTGGCGTAGGAAGAATCAACGAATTCCTTCTTGCCGTACAGGTTTAGGTGAACTCCAAGAATTTTGTCCGCTGTCTCCACAGCAACACTGGCCTGTTTTCCGGTACGGATTCTCTGAATGTTGGTCAAGTGCATACCGGTCAACTCGGAGACAGTGCTTGACCCCATCCCATTCTTCGAAAGGTACTGAAGGTGCAATCGGGTTTCGGTGGCGTCAATGTACTTTGGGTCGCGTAACGGTTCCAGACCTTGCTTTTCCCTCCGGTACCGGCGAAGAATGTCGCGAGTGTAAATGCGATGGGCGACAGTGCATGGCTCGCATCGGCACCCCTTGCTGTATGTCGAATGGGAGCCGTGCTTCTTCCCCTGAAGGATTTGAACCATTAGTTGACCCTAACCCCGAGGAGCGAGTCAACTGTCATCATGTGAACATCTGCGATGTCATCCATGGTGAAGCCACCGAACGAGTAGCCACCGGCAAGTGTGAACATTGCTGGTGCGCCCAGTTCCTTGATTGCTCCAGCCACCAACTCTTCACGCTCCGCAAGATCGTTACGCGATACTCCACTGTTGATCGGATCCATCCCGGCGTTATAGATAACGAAGTCGAATCCTGCGCCAATCCCCACGACGTAAGAGAGCACCATTTCGATGCGGTCGACGTACTTGTTCTTGTCGTCAACGATCATCAGTAGATCAGAGTTGTTCTTTCCACTGCTGTAAGCATCGAAAGAGTTGCATGACACATCGACGTGGGTGTTCTTGTTGTGGTCGATGAGGCTGTACGTGCCGCCACCGCAGTGTGCATCAAAATCCAAAATCAGCACGTTGTTGAATCCGACGCTGTTGGCGTATCGGGAGGCGACGGCAACACCGTTGAACGTGCAGAAGCCTGATCCGTGCTTGTGCTTGGCGTGGTGAAGTCCTGATGACAGGGTGCCAGCGATGCTTCGACTCTTCGCTGCCGTGTCTACCGCAGCGACGCATCCTGCGTTGTGTGCCAACACGGTTGTGTACATGTCGTCGTCCCACGAGAATCCTTGGGACTCGGCGAGGCTTCGTGGCAGTCCGGTCTTGACAGCGTTGACGTACTCCTCGTCGTGAACCTTGGCGATGACTGCTTCGGTCTTTTCGTAGGCGTACGATGGGTCGGCAATTTCGAACCCTTGTTCCTCGGCGCGCTTGGCAACTAGTTCTGACTTTCTGGTTGTGTCAAAACTGTAACGAGTTTTTGTGTAGTCGTCGTTGTAATAAAGTTTCATGTTTTCCTTCCGGATAGTAGGTACAGCCTTGATTTTAGCGGCTTTGCCGCGAAGAAGCAACTTCAGAAGTCGGCGTGTGACTCAATGAAGTTCATCAGTCTCTCGGAAGTTGTGTCACCGTCGTAGCCGACATCGGACCTGAGCCAACGGATGAAGTTGTACCACTTCTTTTGCTGGTCGGCGTCATCGAAAACAAGGGTGTACTGAACTACTGCTTGAGTGGAGCCTGATTGGCCGATGCTTGTGCTTCCTGTGGCAGCAACGGAACGTGAGTCAACTTCGCCTGTGGGAACAATCTTGTTTCCCTCTTCGGAGATTTCAACAGACGGCGCCGTGGTTTGTTTGGTTGAATTTAGGTCGATGATTTCCGGTGGGGTGTAGCCGACCTCTTCGGTGTTCGATAGCCGCCATGATTGTTCTTCGATTGCGGCTAGTTCAAATTCGTCCCATCCAAGTTCACTAAGAAATGGAGCATAGTCATCCGTAATAGTGGATAACAATTCATTGAGTAGTTCTGGGTCCGTGTGCCCCATCTCGTTAGTGCGGTTATCTGCCAAAGCAAACGCAGTCGCCTGCTTATCGTCAACCTCATATTGAACAACCGCGATCTTTGACCAGCCCAGACGCTTGGCTGCCTCCAACTGGTGGTTCCCCGCGATGACCGTTGATGTCCCATCACCATTGGGCCTAACGACGATCGGCTTCACCTGACCAAACTCGTCGTATGAAGCCATGATCGCTTCCACGTTGCCCTTTCTCGGATTGCCCGGAAGCGGCATCAGCGTGTCAATATCTACAGCCAGATTTTTGATTGACTTATCGATTTTCTCTGCCATGGTTACAACTCCACATTCTTTGGTGCCTCAACAACATGGACACCGGCCTTAAACAGGAACGCCCGAACATTAGTCCAATCCGCATAATCCGGATCGACATAACACACCAAACGTTTTACTCCACTTGAGGCAATCTGCTTAGCGCACCCAAAGCAAGGTGGGCCATTCACGATCAGTGTTGCGCCAGTTCTCTGCGCAGGATCGGTCCAGAGGACAGCGTTCGCTTCCGCATGTTGCGCAATGCAGTTGTCGTAAATGCTTCCGCTCGCAGAGTCAACATGGAGACGAGGGCAATGCCCTTCGTTGCAGTGACCCATTCCGGGAGGTGAACCGTTGTAACCGAAACCAATCACACGCCCATGCGGTGACAAAACAACAGCCGCATACTGCTTCTTCGCGCAGGTGGAAAAGTTCTCTGCCAAATTAGGAAGAACGCGAAGCCAGTTGACTTCCCGTCGAAGAATCATGAGCCGGTCTGGGCTCTGACATTCGCGGCAAGAGTCCGAAGAGCATCAATTGACGTTCGCAACGATGACAACTTCTCCCGCTTCGACTTCACCAACGCTTCAGCAATCTTGTGGTCATAAATCAGCGACTCCAACTTGTAGTCGGCCCACGCTTCACGCTCCTTAATTGAACCCTTGGCGGCAAGATACTCCTTAGCCCACGATGACTTGTACATCGCTTCACGCTCGGCTCCGTGCTGGGCCAACTGTTCGAACGCTTCAGTCTCTTCCTCCAGCAGCGAAGTGAGACGGATGATTTCTTCTTCGATCTCAACTTGCGAGATCGGCTTACTCCTTGCCACAGTACGCCTCCAGTTCTGACCAGTCGATTTTGGTGAGGGCCTGCCTGTTCTCTGCTGGCCACTCGTATCTCCCCCGTCCGAGAGCGACACGCCCCATTTCCTCAAGGATGAAAGCGTCGCACTCGTCGTCCGCTCCCTTTCCCGACCAGACGATTCCCGTCCTAGCGGATACTGCTGATACAACTTCGTGTTTTCCTGCATTGCCCTTCCCTGTAGCAAACTTGGCTCGCACTGTTGGCGGCACCTCAACGTAAGGGATGTCTAACTTGTGAAGCAGAAGTCTGATCACGCCACCAAGTTCCCCGATCGCGTGAGCCTGACTGTTTCGGCTAGCAAACGAATACCCCTCAACAACAACTCCGGGCAGACCCTTGGCAGATAGATCTGCTCTGAGGCGTGCTTCAATATCAAAGAGTCGTTGCGCCCCCCTTGACCCGACCGCAATAGTGGATGTATGCCCATCACACGACAAGCCCGTGGATGTCAAGGACAAGTCCAGCCCCATGATGGACTTCATCGCTCCCACCCGTGTTTCGCTAAGCCAAGTTGGAAAGCAAGTTCCGGATAGTTCCCGATTCGACGGTGACAGTCTCTGCACACGCACAGCAGATTAGCCTCATCCAGTATGGAGCCGCCTTGACTTCGGCGAACTATTTCGTGAACATCCACGCTTCTGCGCCGAACATAAGTTGGTTTGTGGTCATGCTCAGCAAAAACTGGGCACGCCTCACACCATGAGCGTTCAGAGAGAAGGCGTTCCACTAACGGGCGACGTTCTTCGTATTTCTTTTTTGTTTTCGCAGAACGAGGGTTGAGCCTTCCGGTTCGTTTCAAACCCTTCCCGCGTTCCATCACGAAGTTGTCGTTGTCTCAGCGTTTTGCGGGCTGCGCCATTTACGCATGTAGTTGCGCTGGTACTCCCGGTTAGCGGACCTGCACACCTCGCACCGGCATCCTTGTACGTATCCGGTTCGACTGTGCTTGTTGACTTTTGCGGAAGATGCTTGGGTATCACTCATCGTTGATGTCCTTGCTAGTAATTGACTCAAACTCCCATTTCCCTTCTAGGGCTGACCACAGGGCGCGGTCGATAACTGTATCTTCTAGGTCGTACTCGTACATCAACTCCTTGTGCCTCTTGATGGCTTTCTGGAGTGTCATGAGTCTCGTCATCACGTCGTCCTCCATTTCGACTCCAGTAGCGATCATCTTGCTCACCTGAGTCAAACGGTTTTCGACATGGAAGCGGAAGCGTTCAATCTTCTTCTTCCGCATTTCGTAAGCGGAAAGCGCTTCACTGAGCAGCACTGATCCGCCCTCAATTTGGGAGTACCTTTCGGTGTCTGCGTTGATGTCGTCTTCGATGTCCTCAACTTGATTGTTGAGGTTTTGAACGAGAGCGATGAGTGATTTTTCCCACCGGTTCCAGTTCTCTTTACGAAGAAGATATTTCTTGTTTTCGGTGTTTACCCGATTCTTGACTTCTTCGGCAACAAGTTTTGCAAATGTGTCATCTGTCATGTTCATAGATCATGTCCATTCCGGGCAAATGCGCTTAAAGTGGCACCAGTTGCACAAGGGTGATTTCTTTGTTTCAAAGTATTCCTCTTCGCATCGTTGATCGATTTTATTTTTTACGTCAACAACTGTTTCAACTACTTGCTGCAAGTCGCTGTCAGTTACTGGTCGACGTAAAACTTTTGGCGCTTTCAGGTAGATCAGTTCTACTTCTGAAACTTCACCAACACCGAGTTCTTTCAGTAGTGCCGCATAGATGAAAAGTTGGAAAAACTTGTCGTCCTCCCACTTCGGTGATGGCACCTTACCGGTTTTGTAGTCGCCAACAACAAGGCGACCGTCAGATTCGTTGATGATGTACCTGTCGATGAAACCCTTCAACCGGACGCCGCCAAGGTCACCGTTCAGTTCGTATTCGATTCCGTCAAGTTCTGTTTCTTGCGGGTTTTCTACACCCCAAAGATTTTCAACACAGAACCATGACTTCCATCGCAACTCGTTGTGCTTACTCCGATGAACGTGGCGGTTCACTTTCTCCCTGTACGACTCGTCCCACAACCGACGTGCAATAGTTTTTGCGAAATCGGTTGTTCTTTCATCTGGTGGGATTGCGTACAGTTCTTCAAGAATTTCGTGTACGAAATTTCCCATTAGGGTTGCCTCTGTCGGAGGCTCTACCATCCCGTCAATCTTGGAGAACTTGAATTTCAGGGGACAGGAAAGAAATGAATTGATTGAGGAAGGCGACAGGTGTGGCGGCGCCGTGAACGCCATCAGTCGTCGCCCTTAACGACAAGCGTTCCACCAAGACTGATCCTGACCGCCTGAACGATCATCTGATCAACCTCTTCAACAGTCATGTCCTCACGCTTAGGTGTTGGGCGACCACCCGAGTAGTCGCTCCACCACTCACGAAGTTCCGCCATCTGCGCCTCCGAGAAATCCTTGCGCAAGTCAAGGAACCGCTCGTACTTCTCATCAAACTCGCTCTTCGGCATGTTTGATGCTTCCATCTCGGCATCCTGAGCGAACTCAATTTCCATCGCCTCAATATCGCGAGCAAGGTACAGGCCGATGCCGAACTGCTGTGCCGCCTTCTTCAACGCATCGGAAACAGCACCCTTCATCTCGTCGCCGAGATCAACGATGTCGCCGTTCTTGGTGCGCTTGATCTTCTGACCGCCGATGCCGTCGTGACCGATCCAGCCGCCAGTTGAGTCGTTTTTGTCGGCGACCCGCGCGCTGAGCGTCACTGAGGCCACGATGTAGTCGGGGTCCAGTTCGTCTCTCTTGCAGTAGACGATATTGCTGCTCCAGCCTCCGACTCCGAACACCCGGTTCAGGCGAGTGATGACTTCAGAAACGGGGATGTAGGTAAGGCGGGTTCCGCCCTTGCTGAGCGTTTTCTCCATCTCTGGTGGAAAAGGCTCTGACAGTTGGTTGTACAAATCAGACATGTTCATTCCCTCACTTGGCAGTATTGTTTTTCGGTTTGCGAACGACAACGCTCGCCTTGGTGTCACCAACAGTGCAATACTCGTCGGCAACAACTCCGATCTCTTCAAGGGCCGAAACCCTCCAATAAGAAGGCTGGACGAAATCCAGCATCCTTCGCGCGATCTCTTCGTGCGACATTAGACGCTCGCCGGTATCCATGTCGATAGACATCTGGGTGACACGGGAAGCAACCACCTCTGCGAGTTCCTTGTGGCGCCATCCGCGCCGATCCTTCGACCACTTCTTCTCAATGCTGTGGCCGGACTCAACCTGAATCAGAGGTTCCTCTTCCATCAGGTCGCTGACCTTCTTCAACATTTCGTCGTAGATCAACGCCATGCTGGTTTTCATGTTGCTCAGATCAACGAGGATGTTGCACGCATCTTCCAGCGCCAACTCTTCCTGAGCGCATGACACAACATGCTCGTACAACTCGTGGATCCGCTTCTTGTGATCCTCCAACCATTCAGGCCGGGGTGTAGACATATGTACTTTTCCTGTTCAGTAGGTGGTGTCTGTACGTCAGACGATAATAGACGCCCGCTTGCGCTGAGGCAACCCCAATCCCGTTAAATGTGTGAACGCACCCACACAGGAGTCCACTTGGTCGTCATGGTTCGCTGATTCGGGGAACGAAGCGAACTCGTCCAACCAATCGGTCAGCCAAGGCGCCCTCACCACGCGAACGTTACCGTTGGCGACAGCAGCAGCGAACGGACGCGCCCGAGTCAGTTTGTCTCCGGTTGCTCTGATCCCAGCAAAGTCGTAGCCGGGAAGAACGTAACGTGCGTACTGATCGACCAATGCTTTGCCGGATGAGCCCGGTTCCTGCTCCATTCGGATGGCGACCTGATGGCCGTCCTCGTAGGCGGTTTGAGCAATCATCTGCTCCACCTTTTCGCCACGGACACGAGCCTTCTTCACGTCAAGCACGTAGGCGACACCTTGGTCGAACAGCATCAGTGTGCCAACTGTCCAGTCAGGATCGGGATTGGACTGTGAGGGTTCGGTTGCTGCCAAGTCCCAAAACCTGATGGCACGCGCCATCGAACTGACTTCCGGAACATCGTGTGGATCGATGAGCACAAACGATTCTCTGTCAAAAAGCGAACCGAGAGTTGTTGACCACCAGTCACCTTCTTCTAGCCGTCGCCGTTCAACGGGATCTAGCGCTTGGAGTGACTGGCGGTATGAGGCAGCGTCGATGCCGGGGTTGTCAGTCAACTTGGATGGAACAAAGATCCGTCCCTCCTGCTGGCCCTCCACAATGAATCTTTGCCGAACCCAGTTGGGTGCTGGGTTTGATGCGGCTCTCATTCTTAGCGGAACTTGCGCCAGTGGACCTGATGCCGGGCGGCGCAGGCGAGAGAACAGGTAGCGATAGTCGGACTCTCGGATTTCGGTGACCTCATCCATTCCAATGAACTGGAACTCGGCACCCTTGTAACGTAGATAGTCCTGCGAGTTGTTGAGGTATCCGAACGAGATGCGTGCCCCTGACGGGAAAATCGCCGTGTAGTTGTTGGCGTTCCATCGGATGTCATCTTCTGGAGCGATCCACGTTTGGAAGCGGTCCATGATCGCGCCGGGGAGGGCGAGGTCAGCGTAGGTGCGCCTGAAGAGGATTGCGCTGTATCCGGGGGTGTCCACGTATTGGAGTGCTGCCATCAGCAGGGCGCTGGATTTGCCTCCGCCTGCCGACCCGCCGAAGAGTGCTTCTAGGGCGTAGGTTCGAAGAAACACTTTTTGTGTGATGGATGGCTCTTCGGGGCAGTAAGGTGGTGGCTTCGGCTCCAAATATTTGAGTACTTTGTTCCAGTCAGACATTTTCTCTCCGAGCAACCGATACTTAGGTTAGTATAGGTTCTGAAAGACGAGGTGGACGTGCGTCGACTCCGCGACAAGTTAAAAAGTATGAGATGGCGTGGCATCACCGCCAATTTACTCATGTTGTCATTTATACTATTGACATCAGTGGGTGCGGCTTTGCTGTTGCCCGCAGCAGGTTTTATCACCGCAGGCGTCGCCTGTGGGGTTTTCGGCTATCTCTTGGGATCTGACTAAACATGGCATGGAATTCGCGAGAGACTAAGGATGCGCGGTCCAACAGCATCAAAGCAGCATCCCTTGGTCCGGGAGCGCCGGTATCAGTAAACACCGGTCTTGCTGGCCGTCCGTATCGTGATTCTTGGGACATTGAACGTGCGTACCGGGAAGGTATGCAGAAAGTTGTTTGGGTGAACCGGTGCATTGATGCGATTGCCGGTAACCAAGCGCGCCTTCCGATGGTGCTCCGCAAGGACAACAATCCAAACGGTCAGATTGTTGACCGCAGCAACAAACTTCTTGACATCTTGAACTCGCGTGCTAACGAGGGCGAGAACTCGTTCATTTTCCGTTACCGGATGTCAAGCCAGATGTTGATGTCCACTCGTGGAGTTTTTATTGAGAAGGTAATGGGACGCAACGGTGATGTGATTGCGCTGAACCTGCTCCCACCGCAGCACACCTCCCCTATTCCTGATCCACGCAAGTTTGTTGCAGGTTTCCAAGTAGATCTTGCTCAAGGGCAGAAAATTGTTCTTCCGCCGGAGCGTGTCATCTGGTTGCGGCGCCCACACCCCCTTGACCCGTACTTGTCGCTCACTCCGATGGAGTCGGCTGGTATCGCAATCGAAATTGAGAACCTTGCCCGTATCTACAACCGCAACTTCTTGCTCAACGACGGTCGTCCGGGCGGTCTTCTGGTTATCCGAGGCGAGATCGATGAGGAAGATAAGGACGAGTTGCGAAGCAGGTTCCGTGGAAATCTGAACAGGGCTGGCTCTGTTGGGGTTATCTCTTCGGACGATGGTGCCGACTTTGTAGACACCGCATCCAACCCTCGTGATGCTGCCTACGTGCAGATGAGGCAGTTGACCAAGGAAGAAATCCTTGCCGCTTTTGGTGTTCCGGAGTCGGTCATCGGAAACGCTTCAGGTCGGACGTTCTCTAACGCCGCCGAGGAACTACGTGTCTTCTGGATGGAGACGATGCTCCCCCACTTGGAGCCGATCGCCCGAGCCTTGGATGACCTTGATCCGAAGTACTACATCGATTTCGACACGACCTCGGTTCCTATCCTGATTATTTCCAAGCAGGAACGCCAGCGTTACCTGATGGACGAGTTGCAGCAGGGTTTGATCAGCGTTAATGAGTACCGCGACAAGACTGGCCGTGAGAAGGTTGAGTCGGAGATCGCCGATCAGTTGCTTTGGAACCCGAATCTTGTTCCGATTGCGAACACGGAGAAGCCGTTTAGTGTGGAAGAACAGACTCCGATCGCGGAGGCTGGCGGCGTTCCTGCTCCGGGTGGCGCTGCTGGTGAACTTGCTGCTCCGGGAATGGAGGCGGCTCCGCCTGCTGGCGGTGAGCAGGTTCCGGGTGCTCCGGCTGCTCCTGCTGCCGCTGATGGCGGCGCCCCAGAATCGATGATTGAGCCGGTGCCCGAGGGCCAGTTGTCCTACTCTTTGGATGACATCGAAACCAAGTCTGAGAATCAGGCTGTCACGGAGTGGGATTTAAAAGCCGAAAAGACATCTGATCGTTGGGCGGAGATCCTTGACCGCACCTTGGAGCGTTTTTTTGAGCGCCAGCAACGGGTGATCATTGAGAAGGCTTTGGGTGCGAAGTCGCGCAAGGCGATCCGTGAAGGCACCCTTGAGGTTGAAGCAATTTTCGACTCGGATGCTTGGGATCGTCAGATTGAGGAAGATTTCCGTCCTATTTTTTCTGCGATCGTTAATGAGGCTGCCGAGTCGGTTGGCCTTGAAGCCAAGATGGACTCTGAGCCTGATGCTGAGGAGTTGAAGGAATATCTTGATGCTCAGGTTGCCCGCACGCAAAAGGTGAACCAGACCACGAAGGATGAAGTTGCTGCGGCTCTTCTTGTGGCGATGGCATTGGGGGACGAGGACGAGGATTCTCGTAACAGTTTGTTGCGTGCTGCTTTGGCTGCCATTTTTGCGAATTTGATTGGTAAGAGGCGCCGTGTAATTGCGGAGCATGAGTCTCAGACTGCGATGAACGCGGGTATTTATCTTGGTTCTCGTCAGGTCGGATCTCCGAGGAAGATTTGGCGGACACGTAAGGATTCCAGTGTTCGTGACGCTCACCGTGTTCTTGACGGTAAGAGTGTCGCAATTGATGATGGTTTCGTGGCGGGTGACTCAATGTTGAGGTTCCCGGGTGATCCTTTGGCTCCTCCGCATTTGACGATCAATTGTCGTTGCCGTCTGTCTTTCCGGCGATAATTTCTGTAAAGTAAAGTTTTACTGAAAATGCTGTTACCCTGAGGGGTGGCACTTCACGGCTATCATCTAGTTCACGTCTTCTAGAGAGGTGAACAATGCCTGTTGATTACGCCATTCATTCGGCGAACACGATTGACCACGCAACGGAGTTCAAGGCCATCACCGGCCAGATCAACGTTGATGAGGCGCAGGGCATTGTTGAATGCTTCGTTTCCGGCGTTGGCAACAAGGACAGCGTTGGCGACATCGTACTTCCGGGTGCTTTTACAGAAAGCCTGAAGCGCCGCAAGCCTCGCGTTGTCTGGGGTCACGACTGGAATCACCCCATCGGCAAGGTTCTGGACATTTACGAAGTTCCGGCAAGCGATCCACGCCTTCCAGCCAAGATGAAGTCTGCTGGGATTGGCGGTCTGTATGCCCGCGTTCAGTTCAACCTGAAGTCCGAGAAGGGTCGCGAAGCGTTCACGAATGTCTCTTTCTATGGTGAAGAGCAGGAGTGGTCGATCGGTTACAAGACTCTTGACGCTATTTATGATAATCAGCGTCAGGCTAATTTGTTACGAGAAGTTGAACTTTATGAAGTTTCGCCTGTTCTGCATGGGGCTAATCAACTAACTGGTACCATTTCGATCAAGGCCGATAAACAGGACGACGAAGTAACATCTTTCGGCAAAAGCAAGTGGAAGATGTTCGACAGGGAATTTGCCGCACGGATCAAAGAGGACTATCCAGAGATTTGGGCAAAAGGCGGGAACATCAAGGGCAACGCCCAGTACAGCATCCTCACCAAAATCGCCGACGAGGGTGGCAGGGCGACAACCCCGGATCAGATCAACGCCTTAGAATTGCGCGAGGCGTGGGTGGCCCGGCACGCGGACGACTTTCGCCTCCCCGGCGTAATCGCGCAAATCAAATGGCTTGCGGTTGGGAGCCGGGGCGAGGACCACATGAAGAACGTGGTTCGCGAAGCGATGGCAAAGGTTGATGAGCGTCGCAAGAAGTCAGCCGATTTTGACCTAGACGACGATTTCGCCGAAATTGACGAGAAGCAATACGGCGGAATGGTTATGGGTCTGACTCAGGCTCTCGCCCGCCGTTTCGGCGGACCTGCCAAGGTTCGTGAGATTCGCGGGGGCCGTGTCGTGTTTGACCACATGCACGATGGCAAACCCATGACGATGCGAGTCATGTTCCGTTACGTCGATGGCGAGTTCATGTTCGGCGAGCCCGAAGAGGTTCGCGTCCGCACCTTCTACACCGTGATCGAAGACGGTGACGAGGAAGGCGAGTACGCCGAGGACGGTTCCGAGGGCGGCGAAGGTTACAGCAAGCCCGAAGAGGAGAAGGATTGCGGCTGCGGATGTGGCGGCAAGGGTGGCTGTGGCAGCGGTCGCAGATTCGACGTTCTTTCTCGTCTCCGTGAGATGATGAAGAGCGACGCCTTTGACACCGAGGTGAAGGCTGGTCGCGTTATCAGCGCCAGCAACCTTGAGAAGTTGCAACAGGCGATGGATCTTCTTCAAGATGTAATCGCTGCTGGTGGGCGCACCGAGATTGAACTCAAGGATGGGCCTGTTGGAATTCCGGCAGAAACCGAAGAACTTTTCGGACTGAAGTCATTCATTGACCCAGTTCTTGACTACTACGGTGCTGACACCGAGGTGGTTGAGGACGGAATCATCATCAAGTCAATTGACGGTGATTTTGGAATGTTCAATGAGGCGCTAGGTAACGCACTAGTGTCTTACAAGTCGACGTTGCAGACAAAGTAAGGGCAGGCAAATGCTTACCCCACGATGTCTACATCTTAGATAAACTGGACTAACCCAATGAGCGATGAAAAAGCGTTAGAAAAAATCGGCAATAAGTACCTGTGCATGGTTTCTGGGCAGAAACTCATGACTCCATGTGAAGGGTGCTCCAATCCAAAGGGCTGCTTGTCACGAGCCATGCAGTACAAGGAGAACGAAGAAATGGATCAGCAGGAAGAGAAGGCCATCGTCAAGGTGAGCGCTGATGGCGATGTTGTCGCTTGCGCCAAGGGTCTTGAGGCCAAGGAGTGCGGTTACAAGGGCGGCAAGGTTTGCGGCGCTTGTGGCGCGATGGCTGTTGAGGCGAAGGCTTCCGGCGAGCCATTGGAGAAGCCGAATGAGGCGTACTCCGACGAGATGAATGACGTTCTTGAGGAGCGCATGGAAGAGGACGACGAGAAGCGCCGCGAGTTCATTGGCGCTAAGTCCGATGACGCCGAGGTTGAGGTCAAGGCCGAGGACGAGGCCGAGGACGCTCCTGCCGAAGACGCTCCCGCCGAAGACGCTCCCGCCGACGAGACTCCCGCCGAGGACGAAGAGGTTGAGGAGAAGTCAGAAGGCTTCATGCTCAAGCCCAGCGCTGAGGCGCGCCGTCTTGCTCTCACTTCCGCCCTCGGCGAGAAGAGCGATGAGATCGAAGACATGGACGATGCCTATCTTTGCCAGTTCGACCGCAAGGCGTATCCGAACTCGCGTGAAGTTTGCGCCAACTGTCCGGGTGGCTGCGCCGCCGAGGACAACATGCCCGGCATCGCCGATGTTGAAGGCATGGCGCTCAGCATGTTCGGCGGCAAGGTTCTTGCTTCCGGTTACACCGGTGACGGCGAGTACGGCGACCTGTTCATTGTCGACATTCTCGGCAAGGACGGCAACGCTTTCGAAATCATCGCTGACGGTTCAACCGGCGAGATGCTGAACTTCCATCGTCTCAACATGAAGGATCTTGAGAACAGCATCAGTGGCAAGTCGCTTGAGGACGGCGAAATGCAGCCGAACTTCATCGACATCAAGGCCGCTCAGGATGTTGCCATGGGTGTCATCGAATCAGAGATCGACACCAAGGGTGAGGTTGTTCAGGCTGACACCGACATCTTCGAAGGCTACGACTCGTACGTCTTTGAGATCGACGCGGTGAACGGCAAGTCGTACGACGTGTACGTCGCTCTTGACGGAAGCGTTCTCGGTTACGACGAGTATGACGCCACTGAAGCCGAAGACATTGAGGCTGAGGCTGCTGAACTTGCTCTGAAGCGCGCCTACTCTGACGATACCCGTGAAGAGATGGCTAAGGAAGGCATGGCGATGGAGGACGGCTCGTATCCGATCAAGGACGAGGCCGATCTTCGCAACGCCATTCAGGCTTACGGTCGCGCCAAGGACAAGGATGCGACGAAGGCCCACATCATCAAGCGTGCCATGGATCTTGGCCTTGAGGAACTAATCCCTGAGAACTGGGTTCCGAAGAAGGTTCAGGAAGAGGCCGCCGATGAGGAAGGCAAGGATGGAGATCAGGCTCGCCTGATGAAGGACCTCCTTGAGTTCCAGATGATGGCCGCTGAAGAAGACTTCAAGGACTACATCTGAGATTGCGCCTTCGGGCGCCAAACCAGAAAGAATTGTTGACGTGGATGATCTAACGGCGTCCCTGCGTATCAAACTTGCTTTTGATCGTTCGAAGGTTCTCCGTGGTGCCGCTGTCAGCAAGAAGTCTGTTCGAAGGCATCGGTTCGGTGTACCTGTTCATGTTGTTGAGCATGTCAGTTACAAAACCCGGGTCGGTGGGAACGTTAAGCGTGTCGTCTTGAACGATGAGGATGAGCGCGTTCGTTTGATTCGTGAGAAATTTGCGGCTTCTCGTGAAGCCTTGTACGCAAGGCTTGCCGCACTTTCTCAAGATGACTGCGGGTGCGACGGGGAGGCAACCAGTGAGTGATTTTGAAGACCAAGATGTGAAGGCACCAACACCTCCTGCTTTGCAGTCCGTTCTTGACTTGCCACAGGAGCGCATTTCGGGTGACATTCTTCGTGGTTACGGCCCTCGCCGAGGCAACCTTGAGCGCCTGCTTCGCTACTGGCGTCCGATCATGCGTAAGCCGGGCGGGTTTCGTCGTTGCCGTCGCATTCTTGCGAATCATCCAGAGTTGTATCCGTTGGAGCGAATCTGCGCATGGCTTCATCACGAGACAACCGGTCTGTGGCCGAACGAGGGTTGTCACCATCCGGGCATGAAGAATTGTCGTGGGAAGATCCGCAAGGGTCGTGGCGGTTCGCTATGGACCGACAAGGAATGGGAGCGTCGTCTGGCCCGCCGATTCCGACGTGGCAAGAAGTCCGCTGAGGGTATGGACGAGTACGAGAACTATGTCGTGACTGAGGGTGACTTCAAGTATGCGATGGATGTTCTGTCTGAATTTGCCGAGATGGAAGGCAAGTTCATGTCATATCTTCGCGACGACAAGAACTGGGTTCACGAGGGTCAGGATGAAGAGGGGAACTGGGTTGCTCACGATCTGATGGGTGATTCCAAGGACTGCGGTTGCGGGTGTTGAGATGAGCGTGGGGGCGTTCGGGAAACGGACACGTCATGTTCGTGACGTTGTTGATGCCCCTACGGATGTTTTTTATTCTCCGCTTGATGGCACGAAGCAGATGCTTCAGTACAAGGGGATGTTGTATCGCTCCGGTGTGTTGAAGAATCGTTCTTCGAAGGTTGTTGGTGTTGTTGGTTCTTCTGGGCGTGCGGGTCAGGCTGCGCAGGCTGTTGGATCCACGATTCTTCCGGGAAATATCAGTCCTGTTCGTAGCCCTGTGCGTTCTGGTATTGCTCGGGCTTTGACTCCGGGTGGTGGTTCTGGTCGTGGTGGTGTTCCGGGCAAGCCGGAGCGCGGCTATCGGTGTCCTGAGGGTTTTCAGTTCGGTGGGCGTTTTACTGATTCGAATTTCACGACTTGCGGCAAGCAGTTGTTTGATATTCCGTCTTTGCGGGAAACTTTGGGTCAGGCTGTGTTCCGTACCCGTTCCTCTCGTGTTGATACCACGGTTGATGTTGAGGCACGCGGAGGTCGGGCGAAGCCGATTGAGTCTGATGCTCCTACCCCGAATGTTGAGTTGATGGTTCGTCGTGCGGCGAATGTTCCTCGTGTCGGTGATGGTGACGATAAGTCTCGTTCGGCTGGTGTGAAGCAGGCTGTTGAGGCTGTCCAGAATCAGGATGGTGCTTCTTCAGTTCTGGTTCGCCGTGATGGGTATTTGATGGTGCCGGTTGTTTCTAGCGCCGAGTTGCGTGGCGTTCCTGATAACCGGAACATGGAGGGTGCTGCGTTTGTGCAGTCGGTTCGTGATGCGGATGCGATTGGTGGCGAGGAACTTGGTTTCTTGTCGAATACTGGTGTCACGTCGTTGGTGTATGTGACTCCGAATGGTGTTCAGTTGCGTTTGGATCGGACCCGGGATTTGTCGACGGGGGAACGTCGGCAACTTGGCAAGGATGTGAACACGGCGGCAGAAATGTCTGTCGATGATGATCCTGCCGCACGACTGAAGTTCATTGCCGAGAAGTCTGATGGTGCGTTTGAGTTCTCGCAAGATTTTGGTGATGTGAAGGACCCGGAGTCTGAGGTTTCTTCTGGTGAGGGTAAGGGGAAGGCGAAATGGGTTGTCGAAGCGTTTGTTGATGCGCCTGAGGAGCGCGTGGAGGAGATGGTCGCTGAGGCGGACACGGAACAGGTTGACGATTCCGGTGAGGCTCAGCGTGTTGCTCCTTCAGTTGAGGAAAAGATTGGTTCGGTTGATGCGGCAGTTGATCACTTGAATGAGGGTGGTTTGATTGCCGATCTTGAGCCTTCTGTTGTGATGGAGGCTTTGGAGAAATCTGAACGATACAAGTCTGATGATCTTGGCAACGGTTTCACGTTGTTTGAGGCGGAGGATGGCCGCAAGATTCTGTTGAAGCAGGAGAACGCAGACTTTGAGCATATTTCGGCTCATTTGACTTCTGATGTTTTGCGTGAACTTGGGGTTCAGGCTCCTGCGGTGAAGTTTGCTGGTGACGGGGAAGATCGCCCGTTTGTTTTCCGGTCACCTGATGGGGTTGTTGAGGGCGCTGAGGTGGATGATGATCTTTCCGTTGCTGATCTTCCTGACGCTGCGATTATGGCTACGCAGGTTGCAGACTGGCTGACCGATACTCGTGGCCGTACTTCTGCTTCAATTCTTGGTGTCCGTGTCGGTGACGAGTCTGAGGCTGTTGTCACTGTTGGCCCTCCCGCCGCTTTGATCGGTTTGGATGAGGACGAGTTGGCTGAGCGTCGCAATATCGGTCCTGACGACTTCTTCTCTGACACGACGCAGGCTTACGGTAAGACGTTCGGTGAGGCGTCTGATGAAGAGAAGCAGATCGCTGTTGAAATTTTGGATTCTTTGATTGAGCGTGCTCAGGCTTTTTCTTGGGATGATTACCGTGCCAAGTTGTCTGCTGACGGTACTATTAGTGAAGCGGAAGAAAATCATCTTTCGATCGTTCAAGCGTTGTTTGAAACACGTCTTGAAAATCTCTCTTCTTCGCGTGATGCGATTCTTCAAATCTTAGGTTTGGCATGAGCGTTACAACTGACATTCAGCAAATCGAAAAGGTTGAGTTGGTTCAGGACGGGGAACGTCATGCGACCATGGGCGTCAGATTTGTCGCTAAGAGTTTGAGGGAAAAGAGTGAGCATTCGGCTCCCCGCAATGTTCGTTCGCAGCCTTTGTCGTCGTTCTCCCCAGAGCAACGTCAAGCGATCCTTGTCTATAAAGCGAACCATCATCACACGCAACAAAAACTTTCGACCCTGAACATTCAGGTGAAAAAGAATCGTGCGATTTTTGATCCGGACATCGGGCCCGGCGGCGGTTGGCGTTGCCCGGATGGAACGATGTACGGCGGTCGTATCACTGATCGTTTCGGTCGTGGTTGTGGCGGCGGATTGACCCGTCGTATCGGGCGGGCCATCATGCG